AATCATGCGTATGAAATTTCTAAAACTGATATTACTCCAGTAACTGTATTAGCAGTTGCTGCTTGAATCTTTATTAAATCACCAGCTTCTAAAACTATACTACCTTTAGCAAAGTTTTCAGTAGATCTAGCTGCTAATGTTGTATGAGATATTTCATACTCAATACTTGCAGATGTATCAGTAACATAAATTTGTACGTTAATGCTACCAGTTTCGTTTGTTAATTGGATTGTTTTAACTATTGCAGTTGTATTAGCAGGTACAGTATAAATAAGAGTTTTGTTTGTAGTTGTTAAATCTACAAAATAACTTTTATATGTATTAGCCATTTACTTTTTATTGAAATACTTCTTAACATCCTCAACCCATTCTTCAAAGAATTTAACAGAATCAGCATATAACTTCTCAGTTGATTCTTTAACTTCTTTATAAGAAGGAATTTTAAACGGATTAAAATTAAACATAGTGTTCTCCTTATATTGGTTTGTTAATAAATTCTAGTTCTTCGTTAGTGTAAGGTATCATATTATTCTTTTGGATATTTAGCTTTTACTGCTAGACAATCGTTAATATACTTTTGTATTTGAGTATCATCACCTTTAACAATACCATCTAGGTATTCTTTAAAGTCAGGATATTCGTTTGCTCTATTTGCTTTTATTTGGTTAAGTCTTTCAACTTTAGTAGCTTGTGTTTCAAAGGCATTTAATTGTGCTAATGTTGGTTTAGCAATATCAAGATTCCATTCTTTAATGTAAACACCATTACCATCATCTTGTAGAATTACGTCTTTAAAAAAATCTACTTCTCTATTTGCGTATAGTTTTATTTTTGTATTTAATGTAACCATAATTATATTAATTTAAATCCTTGAAAGTGTGTAAAATATGTACCAACAGTACCATAAACTGTTTTAGAAGCACCAGAAACTTGTAAAGCATATAGCTCAACATAATCTGATACTGCTAAATCATAAATAATAACACCTTGTATAATTGCACTTTGTGATGTTGAAAGAAAATTTCTGTTTCTGCTTGGTGATATTTCTGTTCCATTTACATAAAGAGATACTTCACACCAGTTTCCACTTGCAAAGTTACCTATTAACCCACCATAAGTAAATAAATATTTACCAGCTTTACCAGATGGTACTGTGAATTTTGAATTTGTTGTATCATAAGCACTATCTGTATCATAAACTTCAGATGTTAATGTTATTTTTGTTGATGTTGAATCTGATACTGTTTGATCTGAAGTTTTATATGCAAAAAAAGATGGAGTATTAGTAACACTTAATCCACTAACAAAATTAGCTTTAGTCATTTTACGAAGTGCAGTGGCACTATCGTCATATATTAATAATGTATCTGCATCAGCAATAGAAGTTTCTGCTGTAGCACCAGTAATTAAATTAGAAGTTACTTTTGCAAAACTTACTGTTGCATCGCTAGGAGTACCTATTGCAAGTACATCACCTAATACTAAAATAAAATCTATTGAATCTGCAGATGTTAAAGCACTATCAAATACTATTGTTGAACCTGATATTGTATAAGCTGAAGTTGGCGATTGAATAACACCATTTAAAGATACAATACAGTTGTTTGCAGTTTGTGGAAAATACGCAACTCCACCATTTAATAAATTGTATGTAGCTGTAGCAGATGTAACTATAGCATCTAGCTTAACGAAGTTTCCTACAACTGGTTGTTTGCCGATATAAGCCATATTATATTTGTGGTTTTAATGGATAAGCTACGTTATTGATTTTTTCAATAGTATCTAATCCTTGAGTTAAATTTCTTAATGCAGTTCTATAAGTCATAAATTCAGATTTTTTAATAGATGGTACTGGACTATCTGCAAGTACAATGTAATCGCTATCAGCTAGTAATTTATTTCTTTTAGATCTTAAATCAGACATAGCTCTATCAAATGCACCTGCTAACCATGCTTGTTCATCTAATTGACGTTGTGTTATTTCCTCAGAAGTTAATTCTATTTCAATACCATTAATAATTTTTTTCATTTATTTAACTCCATATAATTTAACTGTTCCATAAATATTTCCTGTACTAGCATAAACAGTTACACCTGAAAGTGCGTTAGTATTATCTCTTAATTGAATTACTCCTTGTTTATTTGAAATTTCATCTCCTGTTGAAACTGAAGATATAGTATCAAATTGACAAGTTTTGTATGATGTTGAATCGGATGGATTATAAAATGTTAAAATTGAATTACTAAAACCTCTTGTTGAACTAAATCCATTATAATCAACTCTAGCAAAACTAGTATTTCTTCCATAAAAGTAATCATGTCCAGCAGCACCAACTGATAAATAACCACCATCTGCGATAACCCAATAATTACTTGTTGTCACATCTGCGTTACTTCTTCTAAATCTACAATAAAGATTTGCTGTTGTACTTCCATAATAATCTAATACATGTAAATGATAAACTCTATAAGTAGCTGAAAAATATCCATCTAATGAAATAGATGCTGCATTACTTCCAGTTGATGTAGCAAGTAAAACATAATCAGAAGTTATACCAGTTAATTTACTAGCATCTATAGCAGCACTAGCATTAATATCTGCATTAACTATTGTGCCATCAGTTATTCCTAGTGATTGTATTTTTGTTAGTGGCATTATTATCCTATTATACTTTTAATCTCAGCATCATTCAAACCTAATGCTTTAAGTTTGTTTAGTGCTGATTGTTTGTTATCTATTTTAGCTTGTATCTCTGCTTCAATTTCTGCAAGACATTCTGGTACTAAATCTAATATATCTTGTTTGTTAATTGGTGTAGTTCCATTTTCAAAAGTTATTGTATCAATTGCTGATATATCATCTCCTGACATACTAACTTCAGCACTTGGATTTATTTTTTTAATTGCTTTAACTATAGCTTGTATTGTTTTCATAATTATCCTTTAATTTCCATACAAGTTAGTGAACCAGTTACATTACTTCTATTAAGAAAACCTGTCTGACCACCTGATGATTTAAAATAAACTTGATATGTTGTTGCAGAAGTTGTTGCTGGAGAATCTAAATAAGTCATAGCCAAAGAGTTATAACCATCACTACCATCATACGTAAGAGTAAATCCAGTTGCATTAGCACTTAAGTTTGAAACACCTCTATAAATTGTATAATAAGTAATATCAGCATTAGATTGTCCAGCAGATGAAAATATAAGTAATATTTTATTACTTATTGAAGATGGTGTTATCGTTACTGTTAAAGTATTTGAAGCTGTTACATAACTACTAGATGTTGTTGTTCTTGATGTGGAATCTGTAGCACTTAAAACTTGAATAACTTGTCCAGCAGTAGCTCCTACTGTTGAATATTGTAAAGCTGTTGCTCCAGAGTTTACTACCAATGCTTGACCAGCAGTTCCTAATGCAGCTAAACCTGTACCACCATTAGCAACAGGTAAAGTACCAGTTACTTTAGTTGTAAGATTAATTGTTGAGTTTGCAATATCAGCATTAGCTATTGTAGCATCTACAATCTTTGCAGATGTTATAATGCTATCAGCTATATCCGCAGAAGTTAAAGGTACTGCAGAAGGTTTATTTCCTATGAAAGGCATAATTACTTTCTGTTATGATATTGCATCAACAGTTGAAACCCAAGTATCTAAAGATGAAGCTGTATCTGATACAACTTTTAAAATATCTCCAGACTGAACTACAACTTTAGCACCACCATCAAGAACTTGTAATGCTGAACCTGAAGGGATAGGTGCATTTTTTACTAAATAAAAATCGTTAGTACCATCGTTAATAAATACTGAAGCATTAACTGCAGAAGTTAATACATTAGCAATTGATATACCAACTATTGTATCATTTGAATTTGCTGTAAATAAAGTAGCTGCTGATGTTCCAGTTAGTCTAGCTTTATATCTTGTAAAATCTTGTGCCATATTATTTTCCTATATATTAGTTTGCTTTATAATGCAATCGCCATAGCGATCACAAATCCTGCACTTGGTTTGCTTGTTAATTGTGTTTGAATACTAGATGTTACACCATCTAAATAACCAAACTCCGTATTACTTACAACACCTGTTCCAATTTTAGTTGCAGCTATTGAATTAACTGCAAGTGATATTGTACCAGAAGAAGTTATTGGACTTCCTGTTACTGTAAATTCTGAAGATCCTGAATCAGCTACTGCTACAGATGTTACTGTACCACCTGAACTTGGAAATACTTGTGTGTATGTAATTGCACTAGAACCAAGTGTAGCACTTGTATCTGTAGTACATAAAAATAAATCATCAGCATTAGTAGTACCTTCTGATACTAAAATTAACTGTCCAGCTATTTCTGATATTATATCAAATTCTGTATCTCTTGATGCACTACCTGAAGCCACAACAGTATATAAACCATTTTGAGAAGTAGTAGTTTGATCTTTTAATAAAACTCTATTTCCTGTCGCTAAAGTAACACCATCTATAACATCACCATTTTCTAAGCCAGTAGCAATAACAACATTTGCAGTAGATGCAACTCTTGCGATAACTCTTGTTCTAAGACCAGTAACTAAATTATCAACATAGTTTTTAGTAGCAGCTTCAGAAGAAGATGAAGGATCACCTAATCCTGTAATTGTTCCACCAGTTAAAGTTACGTTACTAGCATCTTGTGTTGCTATAGTTCCTAATCCTAATGTTGTTCTTTGAGCAGAAGCACTAGCATCATCAATTAATGCTTTACCAGCAGTTGTTAAATCAAATACTGCAGCTGTTCCTGATCCTGTAAATTGAATACCTTTATCAGCAGCAGAAGTTAATCCTGCAATCGCTGCAAGTTCAGCATCGTATGCTTGTACGTTTGTACCAATAGCTAAACCTAAATTAGTTCTAGCAGTAGATGCAGAAGATACATCAGATAAATTATTTGAAGCTGTAAGTTTAGTTCCAAGTTGCGTTTGAATAGCACTTGTTACTCCAGATACATAACCTAGTTCAGTATCTGTTACTGTTGATACAGCAATTTTTCCAGATGAATTGGATATAGCAGCTCTACTAGCAGTTAAGTCAGAAGTTACTACAGTTGTAGCAGCACCTGTTATTGTAGCTTGTTTAGCATTTAATTGTGTTTGTATTGCAGATGTAACTCCGTCAAGAAATGCAAATTCTGAATTAGATACTAAACCACCGCCAATTTTAGTTGCATCAATTGCAGCAGCTGTTGCGACTTTAGCATTAGTAATAACTAATTCAGGAATTGAATCATTTGTTTTAGATAATGCAGCAACATAAATAACTACTGCTTCATTAGCTAATGAACCGCTATCCCATGTTACTGTTACAGTTGTATTAGTTGAAAATGTAGTTGCACTTATTGTTCCATAAATAGTTCCTGGAGTTGTAGCTATTGCTTTTACTCTACGACCTACATGATAAAAACTTGTAACATCTACACCTGATACTGTGAATGAAGTTGCTGAAGCATAAGTAATAGTAAATGAACCATCACCATCTCCATAAATAACCCATTGAGAATCGTTATACCATTCTCTAATTTCTGCAGCTAAACCTCTAAAAGCATTATTAATATTAGAAGGTAACATTCCTTCTGCTGTATTAATACTTCCTATTGTAGTGTTATTTGCTGCGGTAGTACTATAATCTTTTATTCCTGCCATATTAATCTCCTATAAACCATGTGAAAACTTTATCGTTTTCTGTGTTAAATTTATTTATGTATTCGTTAACTGCAACTTCAACTTGTCTTTGAAAAAATTCCTGTGTATCAAATGAATATCTTACGTTATCTAAATCTTCTTCTACTACATTAGCCATTATCTTAATCCTGCTGGACTAGCAACAATGTCTATACCTTGTGCATCATCCCAATTAGTTCCAGAAGCTATTTTTAGATTAGCTCTAACATATCTTCCAGATTGTCTTAATGGTACAATACCACTTGTATTTGCTGCAACATAACTAGAAGTTACTGCAGTATCTACTAAAGCATCTCTAGTTTTAAGAGCTACTGTCGAAGCACAATTAACAATTGGTCTTACACCTGTAATCTTAGTTCTAAGTCCGGGAATAGGTTCTAATTCAGAAGTTTCTATTTCAGCTTCTAATTCATTACCTGCAAAAATAGCAGCTTTAAAATCAGAATCAATTGCACCTAAGTATAATTGACCACCTGACCAAAAATCAGTATCTAATGCTATGTTAATATTATCTAGATTTGTAGATATAATGTCCATTAACTCAACAGTATAAGCTCCTACAAATTGAGTAAATATAGTAGATGCACTTGCATTAGCTGTAGACCACTTTTCAGTAACATAATTATAAATTAAAACTTTATCACAAATACCAGTTGTATTGTTTGTGTTACTTACAGAAGGATATAACCATAACGCAAGGTTATTAAATGGATCTACTGCTGCTACAATTCTATCTGTGTAAGCTTTGTTTAAATCTGAATCAAAAAATCTATTAACTTTTTCTGCACCAATTGCTTTTAATGCGTCTCCATTAATTTCAAAGAAACCATCATCAGCATAAAAAAATACTCGTCTATCTGTTTGTGTTACAGTCTGTCCATATACAGCACCACGATTAGAAGATATAACGGAAAATCTGAATACTGTCTGTCCGCCAATATAGTCCATACGAACAATTTGATTTTGTCTAAATACATATCCTATTTCTCCAGATGTTATTGCTACGATTTTTCCACCAGCTCCTGGAATATCTTGATAGTCAGCTTGTTTTTTTCCAAGTTCCCAAGTTAGTATATCATCTATACCAGTCCATTGTACTCTATTAATAAAACTAGGTTGACTTCCTGTAACTAAAAAATTTCTAATAACTCCTGATACTCTAAATGTAGGAACTGTACCTGATGTAGAAATTGCTGATAAATTAGCAAAGTTTGTTGATGTACCCATCAAATAATATTGAGGAGCATCAACTCCATTACTTGCTATAATATAATTTCCAAATTGTGTGAATGTAAAAAAATCTGTATTGCCACCTGTTAGAGAACCTTTTCTTGAAGTAAAAGCTCCACCATCTAATTGGTAAATATTTGTTTTATTTGAAACAAAGTTATAGACATTATTTGAACCATCTCTAAACGAACCAGCTCCTTTAGAATTAGAACCAATATTATTAGAACTATAATCAACTAAACTTTTAAATGGCTTATAACCTTGAGCTGCGAAGTAAACATTATTAGCTACGTTAGCTCCTTTGTTTAAATGTTTCGGTTGATCAGGTAACCATTCACCAAATGCTAATTGCATAATTATTTTCTTCTGTAAAAAGAAATATCTGTATTTACTTCACTTCGTTGCATAACTGGAGAACCACCAAATGAATCACTTTCATCATTATCTTCAACTCGTTCTAATGCAGTTTGATACATACCAAGCCAATTTTGTGTTTGAGCTTGATCTATACCACCAATAAAATTAGCAGCATGAAATAAACTACCATATAAATAAATAGAAGGATGTGAAGCTAAAATATAATTACTAGCATTAACAGAAGATAAAGGTGCAAATGCTTTATAATATTCTACATATCCTGTGTATGTTGTATCAGGAGCAGGAGAAAATCTAAATTGTTCAACTCCATTATCTGATTGAATAGTATAAACTCTAGGCATACCAGTACTAGAACCACCTTTGGTATCAATTAAGTTTGCAGGTGTAATATAATTTAAATGATATTTTGTACCATTAGATAAAATATAAAATGATCTTACTGCAATAAAACCAGTTGGTACTGTTTCATCTTCATCATCAATTGTAATAGAATCAATTTGTTCCATTTGTCTAATTCTTAATTTTGCATTAAGATCAGCTTCAACTAATTTAATAAAATCATCAGCTATTTCTGAAGTTAAATCAGATCTGTTTAACCAATTAGCTATAGAAGCTTTTAATTCTGTATATGTACTTATTGCCATTATAATTTTCCTTCTGAGCTTCTAAAATATCTATACTCGTTTGAGTTTAATTTTTTACGTAATATTTTTTTGCGTTCAATATGTGGTATTGCAAACCAATTATTAGTTCCATTATATTCTTTGGCCCATATACCTAAACATATATTTGGAATACTAGCTATTCTTTTTAAATCTCTCGATTTAGAATAACCATCATTTAATGTAATTAACCTTTTATTCTTTTGAAGAACAGGTTCTACATCTTGAGTATTTTTAATAGTTAACTTACCATCCGATTCTTGAATGTATGAAGTTTGTTGAACTCCATCGTAAGTAACGTCTCTTAACTTAGTCATTACTCAGTTAATAGTGAAATCCACATGTTACCAGTACTTGCAGTTATAACTGCTATTTTTTCGCCAGGAGCTACTTTAAATATTTCTGATGAACCAGCTGCCATGTACAAAGAACTTGTAGTAGCTGTTGGATTAACTCCAAATTCTAAATAAGATATTGCATCAACTGCAACTCTTACATAAGATATATTGTCAGCTATAGCAGCAGATTGTGCTGATGTAGATGATGAGGTTGTTTTTGCAGTAGACTTAGGTCTTAATGCAGGTCTTAAATTAATTGCCATATTTT